ATCACAGCTTACCAAAGTAAGCGTGAGTTCTCGGCTGAACGAAACAACCCTCAGTTTGAATCAAACCCAAAATTCCGTGCTTATGTTGAGCAACGGATGATGCGAACTGATTTCACACGACTCCCCAAGTAATCCGTCTTTCGAGACAACGGATTGCTTTGGAGATTCTGTAGACAGCAAATCCCCCTTATGGTAATGGATGGCATCTACAGAATCTCCCTCGACTATTAGACTCTTTTGGAACAATCGAAAGGTTGAGAACAAAATACAGTCTCATACAAAATACAGTTTCTATTTAAGGAGAAACACACATGGCAGATAATTTAACAGCAGCTGATCTAGTACTTCGTACTGACACAACAGCACAACCTTCAGGTCCATACCCTACAGGCAACGCTGGAGCTAACAAGCTTTGGCTACCTCTCTGGAGTGGCGAAGTAATTAACGCATATGATCAGTTCAACATGTTTGAAAACATGATCAACACCAAGACCATCAATGGTGGTTTTGCTTATGAATTCCCTGTTACTGGCACTGTAGCCCTAAATTCATCATGGGATGCTGGTGAAGAGCTTATTGGTGGCGATAGCAGCAGCACAACCTTTAAGGTTGCTCTTGATAAGCGCCCAATGGCCGCTCACTTTGAGACCGATAACATTGACCTACTGGTAACTCAGTGGGATTACCGCAGCGAGTTAGCTCGTCAGGCTGGTCTACAGCTTGCTAACACCCGCGATAAGCAGATTGCTGTAGCACTAGCTGCCGCTGCTGCTATTGCACCACTAGGAAGTGATCCTCGTGGATTAGATGCCGCAGCTTTCCAAGCTCCCGGTCAAATTAGCACAACCCAAGTTGCTTCAGGCTGCACCGAAACAGAAGCTCTCAAGGTTCTTCAGGAAATTGAGAACTACCTAGTTGTATGCCAAGAGAACGACATTGCAGTTACTGATGTATACTGCGCTGTTACTCCCAAGGTATTCCAAGTAATTCGTGCTCTAGGTATTCCACGAGCTGCTGATAAGTTTACTAATACCCCGCTATTTACTGGTGCTCCTGAGTATAATGCTGGTATGGGCCTTGGTATGGGTATGAACATGATGACTGACGTTCTTGATTACATGGGCGTTAAGATTGTCAAGACTAACCATCTTCCCAAGACTAACCTTAACATTACTGCTAACAACATCGGTAGCAGTAAGTATAACCTAAACTGCGCTGCTAATGCAAACGCAGCTGGTGCAAGCGGAGCTAATCAGGGTTATGAAACACTCTTTAGCTTCTATGGTATTATCTTCCAGACCACCGCTATTGCTGGTCTATCACTACAGGGTATGAAGGTTGATACCGTACAGGATGTTCGTCGTAACACCCAGTTCACCGTAGCAAGCATGATGAAGGGTACTGGCATCATTCGTCCAGAAACCGTTCGCGCTCTTATTTCAGGTTCTGGTTCTACTAATACCCGCGAAAAGCTTCGGGAGCATTTTGCTAGCGCAAGTGTTAAGTCAGCCACCAGCACCGATGCTGGCGCAACTGTTAACACTAACTTCGCTACTGGCTTCGGAGCTGAGTACGTCGTAACTAGCTAATAAACTATGATTAATCATTTCTCCGTTACTGTCTTGCTATACGCTGACTGTTAAAGGAGGTGATCATCATCTACCCCCGGCTCCCTTAAATGGGAGTCGGTGGGTTTCTTTTTCACTATAAACAACTAACAATAAGGAGGCTATATGGGCTTAATTACAAAGTTACAAGCTGTCAATCAGATGCTTCTGGCTTCAGGTGAGAACCTAGTAGCCGACCTAAATGGTGACTCTGGTATTGATACAGGTATTGCTGAAGCAATTCTAGATCAAATTTCTCTAGACTATCAGATGCGTGGCATGGCTAATAATAAGATTCTACGAAAGTTTAACGTAGACAGTAATGGTTACTTAGTTCTACCATCTGAAGATACAGATGAAGAAGGACTTATCTCTGCAGAACTAGTGTCTCAGCATCTTAACTCAGACAACTATCGTATCCAATCTCGCATAGCTACTCATGTATCTCCACCACGGTTATGGAATATTACCGATGATACTGACGTGTGGGAAAGTGGTGTGGATTATTATGTTGAGATTGTGTCCAAGCTCCTATGGGAAAACTTAGACACCCCTATTCAACGCGCCATTATGACTTCTGCTATGCGTCATTACCAGATCATTACTCAAGGTGATGAAGGATCTGATGCTTTCTTGGGATATCAAGAGCAGCTATTCAATGCCAAGGGCCGTGCTGCAGATATCAATGACAAGAAGCGTAATATCTTTAATACTAACTCAGTTATGCGTAACGCGGCTTTCCGCAGTGCATACTTGAGTGACCCTAACCGATTCCGTTACTGGAATACACGAGGATTCTAATGCCCCCAATACGACGAAGAGGACCACGGGGAGGGCTTGTGTCTACACGCATCCCCCTCAATTCAATTAACTCGGTGGCAACTAATGCCGCCAACAAGCGACAGCCTAATGAAGCTGATCAGATTGATAATGCTTTGGTGTCTCTAGAGCGTGGCTTTGAAAAGCGTGCAGGCTTTGAGGTCGTGCCTCAGAATACAATCGCTGGTTTAACATCATGGGATACAGCTGCAAATAATTGCAGGTATGATCTGTATGGTCTACCTACAGGTGCTGATCTTTTCTTCTACTGGTATAGCATCAACGAAGATAATACATTTTTGATTGCTATTAATTATGATGCAACTGGTGCGACAAATAAGTTGTTCTACGTATATAAGATTGACACAACCAATAATTCGTGGGAAGACAAAACACCAGCAAATCAGTGGGATCCTACAGATGCTCTTATCCCAACTACTTATAATGCAGGTAATGCAAACAGCGTTGTAGTTAAAGCATATGCTGATGCAAATAGTATATCATATGCCGCAGCTCTGGCTTCTGGTGTTGTAAATAAAGACAGCCGTGCTTATATTACTTATAAGACCACCAGTAAAGCGGCACGCGATGCTCTTCGTGTGGTAGCCCTTGGTGCTAATCTTGTTGTATTAAATACACAGGTGTACGCAGGCTTTAGTTCTGATTATAAGAACAATGCTAATGATGGCAAGCTGTTTGATCTTGGTGGTACAGTTACTGCAACAGACGATATTGAAGGCCGCCGTGTAACATACTATTCAGCCTCCAAGGTAATGAAGGTATTTGATAAGGGTGAAGATAATCTTCCTTCTACCACAGATGATATTTTATTAGGGTGGAAGCCCGGTATAGTAAGTGGTAAAGTAAAAACAACAGTAACAGCAGGTGCAACTAGTGTTATAATAGTTACATCTACAAACGTGCCTACAAGCTATCTAGTAGGCAGTTCAATTAACTTTGGTACAGCAACATCCTACAATATTAGTGCAGCGACATCTGTTACTAGCTCAACTAGTGGCTTCTACGAAGTAACGCTTACAACAGCAGCACTACCTGCTCTTAGTGCAGATGCTGCTGCTGTTATTACCATTGCTGGTGCTACCTATGTACCAGCAAATGATTACTACTATTATCAAACATCTTTGGCTCACTTAGGCCAGCGTGTAAACGATATCTCAGGTATCCGTCTTCCACCTGAAACAGATGACTGGTACTCAACAAATGAAAATGTCACAACAAGCGACAACAAAGCAAAGCTTATGTTGCAAAGTTTGTATGATGCAGATACTCGGTATAACGGAACAATCAATGGTCGTGGTAAGATCTATTTTTGTATTAATCCTTATCTAAATGCAACCTCTGGTTATTACCGAGTTATTGGTTTTACCGAAGGTACAACTACATCGGTGAGCGGTACTTCAAAAACAGGCTATGGTAATCCATACCTGCAAAAGGTACGCACACCAGACGAGCATTCCTATATTGACCCACGCCGAATGCCACAGAAAATTACTGTTGGTTTTTCAGCTGGTGCTGTAGCAACATGGTCTATTGGTAAGATTGCGTGGACTCCTCGCACAACTGGCGATAAAAAAACAAATCCCGGACCAAGCATCTTTAAGACTGCAGACGGTTCGGCTCTTAAGCACGTCCAAATCAAGTCTATGTCGGTATTCAAGAATCGTTTATGGTTCTCTGCTGAAGATGTTGTATTCTCTTCACAAGCAGGTAAGTATGAAGACTTGTTTATAAACGATCCAGCAAACATTGTTGTGACAGATCCTATTGATATTCGTGCGTCTTCTAATCAATATGCCGAAGTCTCTAGTATGGTTCCGTTTGAAGATTATCTCTTTGTTGATACCAAGGCAAAAACCCAGTTTCAACTAATGGCTGCATCTACTACAGAACTTTCGCCCACCAATGTTGCTATTATTCCTTCAACATTCTACTCAACAGCTCCGTTTGCCCTTCCTCAACTGATTGGTTCTCGCCTGTACTTCTTTGGTCCTAAGAGAATGTACTTGTTTATTGGAAAAAATCAGCTAGGTTACTCAGCTGCTGTTGAAACTTCCGCAGCAGCTACAGAATATCTACCTACTAACTTTAGGTCTATCTGTACTGCCCCGGCACAAGACAGTATAGTTATGGTTAGCGAAGAAAATCCTAACCAAATCTACTTTAACATGAATCGTTTTAGTGGTGAACGAGTTATTCAAAACTCTTTCTTCCGTTACGTGTTAGATACTGAGTACAATATTCAAACAGCGCAGAACTTTAACAACTACCTATACATTGTTACCAAAGTAACAGACGGTGTTAATACAACTTATCTGTTAATGCGTAACTATCTGTTAAGCGAAAGCCCAGCAGTACCACGCATGGACAAGTTATTAAAGGTTAAGCTAATTACAGGAGCTTCTGGTAACGTGTCATATGATACGGCAACAGGGCTCACTACCTTTAAGCTTCCTAGTATTAACTACAGCACAACAGACTCACGGATTGTGCTGGCATCTGGCTGGACATCAGCAGGAGGCGAAGACATTAGTGGTACAGTAATTCCTGATTATACTTATATTAGCTCTGGTTCTGTAATTGGTGATCCTTACACATTTATTGTTAAGGGCGATTACGCAACTGGATCAGCTAACAAATACGTATACTTTGGTGAATTGTTTGAGACCCGTGTGCAGCTAAGCACATTATTTGCACGAGATGAAAATAACAACATTATTGATGGTGTTCTCAATCTACGTACAAGCGTTATCCGTCACTATAATACAGGTAACTACGATATTGAGGTCACACATCGTGGTCGTACTCCTTTGGTTTCACGCTTTGTTGCTCAACGGCCTGACTTTACTACAGGTGAAGACACGCTGCCTTTGGAGAACATTCAAAATCAAGGTGAGTTTGTTGCCAAGATTTACGGCTACTCTGACAGTACCAAGATTTCTTTGGTATCAAACTATACTACGCCCATGAACATTACTAATATAGAGCTCAAGGGCAAGTTTAAACAAAAGTACACAACCATTACCTAATGGAGTTAATATGACATACAATAATTTAGAAACACAGGTAACATCTGTAAGCGGTACATGGAACGGCACTGCCATATCCTTTAGTACCCTTGGTTTATCAACCAGTATTCCTTTTAAGGATCAGATTGAAGTCGAGCGTATCTTTTCTTCTTCTGCATTTACTGCTGTAAAAGATAATATTACAACTACCGATTTACACAAGATTTTCTTGTTAGCCAAGACAGAGTATACAATAACAGGTAATACTATTTCTGCGTTCAGCATGAATGGTACTCGTAGTTATACTTTAACTGGTGGTTCTAGCAGTGGTACAGCTATTCCTATTCCCGCTATTTCTAACGGCGATTCGGTTATTATTCGTCGCAAAACTCTTTCTATGGATACTTACGTTACTTGGGCACCCGGCACAAAGCTTACAACAACCCAGCTAAATCAACAAGTAGGCCAGCTTCTTCGGTTAAACCAAGAGTTGATCTATAAGTTAGATACTGAGTATGTTCGTGCTGCAGACTTAAGTGGATCAGTAGCACCCGTTCTTGCTGTTAATAATAACCTAAATATGAACAGCTACCAGATTCTTAATCTTGCTACCCCTGCTAGTGCTGTGGGCTCAGATACTGGAGCTGGTGTTAATAAAGGATATGTTGATACTAACTTTGTAAATAAATCTACTGCTCAGACTGGTATTGCTGGTGCAAAGACCTTTACTGGTGCAATAACTTTAAGTTCTACTTTAGCTGTAACTGGTGCAGTTACACTAAGCAGTGGCCTTACTGTAGATACAAATACACTAGTTGTTGATGCTACTAATGATCGTGTTGGAATTGGAATTGCAAATCCATCAACCAAACTGCATGTGTCTGGCGCGTCATCAACATTAGAACAAATATATCTTGCCAACTCAAGTTCAACTTCATATTTCGCAAGCATGGTTGCTGGATCTACTGGAGTTCCGGGTTCCGGCGTTCCCGCAAATTCGGTGTGGCTTGAAGGCGTACCCGCTTCTAGCGGCAACACCTACCTGTCTAGTTACTACAACAATTTAGCATTTGCAACCGGATCAAGTCGCGCAGAGCGAATGCGAATTGAAAATAACGGCAACCTAATTCTTGGAAATGTAAACGCGGCTGGTGATATTGGCAGAGCACTTGATATTTACAACCACGCAACTGGAGCCTCTGCCGCATCATTAATCCGTTTGATTACTCACGATGCTGGTACAATCCCGGCCCCATCCTCCATTGGACAAATCGTCAAGTATCAAACTGGCGGATTTGTTATGCAAAATACCGACATAAATGCGGCTGCACACATTCGGTTTGATGTTGGTAGTAGTGAAAGGATGCGTATTAGTTCATCTGGTGCTTTAATCCACGGCGCAACAACAACAGGAAGCGTTGGTGCTGTTAGTTTAGTTCCCGGTGGATCATCTCCTTTTATTAATAAGCTTGTTTTCGGAACAGACGATAGTGGTTATAAGTTTGCTATTGCTTCTCAAAATGGAGCAAACGCTGCTGTAAATCGTTTAGTTATTTGTGATGCTCAGAATGCTGGTAATGTTGGCATTGGAACAGACAGTCCATTAACAAAACTTCAGATTAATGTACCATCAACTGGTACAACTCTTACAGGAACTAGTAGATACGGTGGAATTCATTTATCGCAGAATAATACTAATGATGAGTTTGTTGGTATTACTGCTGCAATAAATAACAACGGTACACAAGGTGGTATTTTATTCCAAAGTTCTGGTGGTTATGGAACAAAGATGCGTTTCTTAACAACAGATAATTTTGGTACTGGTATGCAGATTAGAATGACTTTAGATCATTCAGGAAATTTTGGTATTGGTACTACAAACCCATCAACAAAACTAGCTGTAAACGGCACAACAAGTATTAGTGGAGTTACTACACTATCCTCTACAGAAGGATCTACAAATACAACATCAGGAGCACTACAAGTTGGTGGTGGTGTTGGTATTGCCGGAGCCCTACATGTTGGTAATACTATAAATGCTGGTAGTACTATAGCAACAACATCAAGTATACAAACAATGACGGGATCTGCTCCAGCAGCTGGTGGTGTTAACTGTATTACTTTAACAAGTTCTAATATTGCTATAATTGTAGCAAGTGCTTCTCCTAATGGTGTTATTACAGCACCTAAAGGATCTTTGTGCATTAATACTGGAGCATCAGCAGGAAGTACTCGTTTATGGATTAATACTAACAGCAGTACTACATGGGCTGCTGTAACCTCTGGTTAAAGGAAACTAACAATGACTGATAATAACCTTGCAATCTATGTATCCGCAATGCAGTTGGCTATTATCACCATTGGAGTTGTCACTGTCATCATCAAATTAGGAAAGAGAGAAGCCCTCATCGAATCAAACTCTGAAGAACTAAAAGTCTTGAAAGAAATTACCAAAGACTTGGTTAAGACAGATATTGAATTTGGTAAGAACATTGTTGCTACAATGGTTGAACTCAAAGAATTACGTCACCGCATTGAAATGCTGGAGCGTAAACTATGAGAAAATTTCTCTGGATCTTGGTGCTAGCTGGATGCTCGTCTGTAAATGAGATATCCAACAGCAACCACGTAATCCAATCACATGCACTGAAAATCATGCACACCCCAAGCATAACTGTGGCTCATACGCATGCCAGTGCCATCCTAAAGGAAACCAATGATATCGCAGGCGTTATTGGTAATGTGAAAGACAGTACTCCATGGTGGGCCGAGCTAC